CTGACTGAGAGTTTACTCACTTAGCCGCGTGTCCACTATTGCTGGGTAAGATCACATTACCCAGACCGGGAAAGACATTTCTCTCTAAGCTGCGCCAGATGTCTGCTGCATGGTCTTGTGAGATACCTGATGTCTTTACCTTCTCATCTAACCATTTCCGCGCTACGGCTTGGAGAGTGTGCTCAGTAGCACTCTTTAATGCCTTCGCCTTATCGTTGTTATGGATTTGGGGATCAACACCATTTGCCAGAAAGGAGAGATATTCATCACGTAAGGCTCTGGCTCTTGCAAGGGTAAGGTGAGGATATGTCCCAAGGCTCATTTTGGTTCTTTTCTTGCTCACTGGTACTGCATACCTGAAATACCAATTTTTCTTGCCTCCTTTCGCCAAAGGAGCGATTCGTAGAATCAGACCATCACCGTCAAACAAGTTGATTTCTTTATCGGCTGGCTTGGTGCTTTTGATTTCAGTGTCAGTGAGCTTCTTAGCGATTTTTGCCATTTTGGGACCCTCGGTTTTTGGACCCTTCTTAGTGGGTCCCATTCAGGGTGCCATAACTCGTAGTTCTCAGCAATTCTCACTGGACGACAATAGACGTAAAAAAGCCCGCAGAGCTTGTGCTGTGTGGGCTTAGTAGACTTCATTGAACTTCAAACAACTAAAAAGTGGTGGAGCTGGCGGGAGTTGAACCCAAACACCGAATTTGCATAACAATATGAAAAACAAAAAATTTCAGATTATTTCTAAATGTTTTTATGTATTTCAGGTGTAGGTTTGTGTCTATTCTGTGTCCTACCTTTGTACATATTTTGAAATATTTAAACGGCTAGATTACTTCTGAGATTGCTGTTTTTCCGTCATATTCTGATAAATATGAACCATAGTGTCTAAAAAGCATCTCAGGTCCTTTATGTCCCATTTGACCGGCAAGCCAGAATAAATTTGCCCCTTGGCTGATATGCCTCGTGGCGAAGGTGTGTCTGGTTTGATATGGATTGCGGTAACGAACGCCAGCTTTTTTAAGTGTTGGGATCCAGGCTTTCTTGCGAATCGCTGCTGAATTAGCCCACGGCTTGCGTGTCTTTGGATCACTGAATACAAAATCACTTCTCATCATCGTAAATGATTTCTGGGCCTGTAATGCCATTATGGCTTCACTGTTTAATTCAACTTTTCTGGTACCAGCTTTTGTTTTTGTTCCCTTTATCACGCCAACGACAGAGGCAACCTGTACGTGAACGGTATGACCAATAAAATCAATATCAGACCAGCGTAATGCACACAATTCTGAGCTTCGAAGGCCAGTATTGAATGCGAAACAAAAAAGGTTTCTCCATTCCTCATAGATGCAGGCGTTGTAGATAGCGGATGCTTCTGCTGGCGTGAAGGGATCTACTTCATAATCGCCAGAATTGATTGCATGATTTACCGCATGGTATCTACTTGCGCTAACCAGCTTTACAGGATTTATTGTTATAAGTCCGTCAGTGACTGCTTCATCAACTGCGCTTCTTAAAAATGACAGATTGTTTCTTATGGTCTTCAGTTTTGTCGTTCTTCTTGAAATCCATTTTTTTAATATTGCTGGTGTCAGATCTACAACATGTAGCTTATGTAGTTCCGATAATGCGGATACGCATTTTTCATACCCATTTATTGTTGAAGGGGAGAGTTTTCTGTTTTTACAAATTTCCAGATATTCATCAAGGTAATCTCTTACTGTTTTATTTTTCCTTACCATTCCAAATAATGCTAATTTTTTTGAGTTTGGAAAATGTTTTGAGAAATCAAAAGAGCCATCGACAATCTGATTTTTTATTTCGCCGAGAAGTCGCTCAGCGTACTTAATTCCCTTTGCATTAGCCTCCAGTCTTGGTAAGGGTTCTCTGCAAAGAACCCCTTTATATGTGAAGGTTACAACTAGTGTAGAGCAATTCTTGTATTGACGAATTGTTATTCCTCTTGGGAGTGGTAAGGATCTTTGTTTTTTCTCGCCCATTTTGAAACCTCAGTTAAATCAATCCATCGTTCTTTGGAGCCTTCCACATTTAAAACCTGAACCCCTTCCTTCCATACTCCACGTTGTAACCGTTTGTTAACGGCATCCAGCGTTTCTCCCATATCTCGACACCATGTCGTTATGGGTACACAATCAATGTTGAGAGCCATAGTTACCTCATAAAACCTTCATCCACGGCAGTGGAACCACTCGTCAAACATTCGTTTCACAACGTCACGGCAGTAGAAGCCGTCAACATCACGGGTCAGGTCGTAGCGATTGCCGAATGTCTTGCGAACCCAGAACTCAAAAGCCGTATGCATGTATCACCTCCGTTGCATTGCGCGTAATTTTTTCAGGTGCTTTTCCTGCTCAGTTTCCGCCAGAATTTTGCAATTCTGCTGGTGGTCAATATGTTCGAACAGGCGGTGAACTCACCAATGCGTACCCGACCGGAGTGTCCGTCCATACGTCGAAAGAACACAGAGAGATCCGTACAGCGAGTAATCACTACAGGGTATCCGGCCCTGTCCGTGTATATTTGTCCGCGTTGAATAAGTGCGAACATACAGTTATCCCCAGTGGTAAATTGCAAATGCATCAGGCCAGCTCATTTATCGTTCTCCAGTGGTGGCAAATCCGGCACTGTTACGCCAAACAATGCAGCCAGCGCACGATAGTTTTGCTCACTGTGATAGCGGCCTTTACAGCGAACCAGTTTTTCCGCAGCGGATTTGATTGCATCCAGTTCTGCTATGTGCTTCTGTGCGGCTTCCAGCTCAACACGCAGCTTCCCTACCGTTAGAGCAATTTCCTCGTTCTCCTGGTCGCGGCGTTTGATGTATTGCTGGTTTCTTTCCCGTTCATCCAGCAGCGCCTGCACTACTTCAGGGTTGAAAGCTGCGATATAACGAGCGTTGTTCTCTGCGTTTTTCTGTTCGTCGAATCCAGGCCAGTCGACAATATCTCCGTGATGATTATCTCCTGGTGTGTGTACGGCGTATGTGCCGTATTTGCCCGGCGAAATGAATGCGACCCATTCGCCCTGTGTTGCCAGTTGCGCCGCTTTACGCAGTGCCTGATAGTCAATTTTGCTCATTTTTCTATTCACTCCGATATACAAGAATTACAATGTCACCTCTGGTGATGACGCGTGCTGGATCTCCTGGCTCCATACTGTCAATCCCGAAGGCTTCGGAAAAGGCATTCATTGCCTTCTGGCGTTGCTCCTGCTTACGGCGTTTATTCCATTTTTTCATGAACAACAGTGACAGCCACCGTCCGGCGCAGAACATGATGTAGAAATAACCAAGGAGCGCCAGGCCGACATTAAGAGCCGTATCTACGGTTAGTTGAGAGTCAGTTGCCATCAGACTTTCTTACCTGTTTAAGTAATTGGTTGAACATAACACTCAGGGGATTGCTGTATCCAAACGGCAGATTGTTTACGCGATACAGAATCATTTTGTTTTCTGCTCCGGTTTTTACAATTAATCCTTTCCACAATAGCAGTGATAATTGATTACCGACGGAAACGGTACTTTTTCCAAGAGCGAGAGCTATATCCTGACGACTGCAATCCGGATTTTCCCGGATATATTCAATAACGGTCATTGGATTCCTTTTAGTTAATAGCGGTTTCTGATTGCATGCTGTGAGTATTCATTTCGTTAATCATTTCATTCAGAAGGAGTTCGAGTCCTTCTCGGCCCATACCTGAAAGAATGAAACCTTTATCTGGGCATGTAATGAGCATTTTCTGATAAAGAAACAGCGCTCTACCCATACCTTCTGCCTCGCCGTATTTTTGAATTAAATTCCATTCAATATACTGTTGTAAGGCAAAACGAATGGGACCGGGATATATCGTCATAAACCCATGCTTCCCGTTATATACTACGGCGCGATCTGTTGTTCCGTGCTCATTCAGGATATCAATTGTGCCGTTCTTGTCTTCTTCTTCGTTGATGAATGTCGTCACATACAACCATCGCCACTGGGCAACCTTCATCTCAACCGGAAGTTTTCCCAGTAATCCTGCTTCGTCAGCTTGCGCGAGACACTGAAGGATACGTAAACCTCGCACATTAGGAGTATCGAATTCTCCAGCATCCAGACGGCGGATTGCGTCGTGATAATCAATAGTCATACTGCCTGTTCGTATACCATTGGCTGTTGCTTCAGCCTGGAATTCAGCGTATTGCATGAAATTTATTCCTCATCTTCATCAGCTGGTGGAGTAACCTCATATCCTGCTTGCTTTACCATGAACAGGAATGTTGAAAAACTTCCTACAAGTTCATCGTCATGAACATGGCGAATAAATATTACTTTCCCGTTTTTGATGGTCAGCAATACTCTGGTTTGTTCGTGTTCTGCTGTTTTCTGATGCATTATTATCTCCCGTATGCTTTACGCAGAAACAAGCATGCAATATGCATGTAATTTTCACCGTATTGTGCAATAAGGCAGGCGGTCTTGTGTGATGCCATATTCTTTATAAAAGTCATAATAAAACCTCCTGTGGATTAAGGGTGTGATAATCCCCGGCGATTAAGCCGTAATATATTATTCGGATATGACTTGTTTTATTTAACTGGATAGTTCTTTTTCAGCTGCTGCTTCAGCATAGCAACGTGCAAATTCAAGAACTTCATCACCTGTTCTTTTTATTGCGTCGTTGTCTGACATTTGTAATACGACAACTGCGCATAATAAATCATGGATATTGTTTGCAAAGGAATCAGGTGCCAGGCATAAACCTTCATACTTATCATGGATATTGCCAGTCATTGCTGCTACTCCTTTGCCAGGGATTTACCGGTTAACAGCCACATCAGGTCACAGTTAAGTGCGCTGGCCAGAGGTACTATCTGATCGGCAGGAACTTCGCACACGCCGCATTCCCAGTCGTTTATGGGGTCGCTGTAGGTGTGAATCATGCGTGCCAGGTCTGCTTCTGTTAAGCCCAGTTTTTTACGAGCGCTTTTGATGCGCGCACCAATACTTTCTTCCCGTGGTTCTGGCGCATTTACGCGAATAACAGACGCGCTATCTTTTTCATCCAGCAAAGAAAGCGGATCGCACCCAAGGACGTTTGCCAGGGGGATAAGCATGCTGATGGTTGGTTCGAATTCTCCGCTCTCCCATTGCAGGATGATCTCTTCATCGAGATCAAGCAGTCTGGCAAGTTCGGTGGTCGTTAAGCCGCAGGCTTCACGTTGGGCGCGGATTTTTCCAAAAAAGTGACCATACGAAACCATAGCTTTTGCCTCACATAGTTTTTCTGCAAAAATTGATGCAGTTTCTTCTGTTTTTTGCAGAGAACGCATCAGGCATCTGATTGCATTATAAACCCTCTCACTTTCTGCTCCGTTTTCTGACATGTAGGAATAGATCATTCCAAGCAGCGAACCGCCTTCTTGTATTTGTGCTGCAATTTCATCCATCACCTTAACTGCATGCTTCATATGAGCCTCCTGTGGTTTTAATTTTACAATAGCCAAAGCGTTTAGTTATGTCAATCGCTATAGCTATGTGTTTTGGGCAGCAAAGAACAGATTATGCGAGAAATGAGACGATACGTAGGGAGTTGAGATACAGGAAAGTAGAGCAGCTGCGCAATACAGCTGCCGGTGATGTTGACTTATCCGACCCTGTTATACTGGATTGACTGATGAATGAGAACTTTCCCCATTATGAATAGATGTTCTTCAGCTGATTCACTTATAAACCATTCCTTGTAGGCCGGATTGTCTGATATAACAGCAAGTTGCATCCCTTGCATTTGTAGGCGTTTGATATGGAAGGTGTGCCCAAAAATAAAAATATAGATACCGTCAGTTTCAAAATTTCTGACGGATACGTCGACAAATACCTGATCTCCTGCACACAGAGTAGGAGCCATGCTGTCGCCATCAACTGTTATCATCTTTATGATATTTGCTGGCCTGCTACAGAACAGGCGTCTTGCAGCATCATGTGAAAATTCTATGGCATGGACCGTTTCTGCAAAATCTGACACAAGGAATGTTCCCGGCCCTGCGCTGGCTGCTATATCCAGGACCTCAACACGAAAAACATCCTTATCATTTTCCAGTGGGGAATATGATACCTGTGGTGTCGGATTGCAGGATGTGCTTTCTTCTGGGGTCATAGGACCAACACCGTACGATAGCCACTCGGGGCGCACGTTCAGGATATTGGCTATCTCCACAACTTTCCTGGAGCCTGTGGCACCATTAACCAGTTTATTGACGCTCGATTGAGCCATGCCAACCTCTCTGGCCAGTTTTCCCTGCGAGTATCCGCGGATAGTCATAGCTAACTGTAGCCTGTCTGAAAAGCTCATAAGTCCTCCTTTTTCTGCCCTTTTAGTGTATCGCCTTAGCGATATATACACAAACCGCTTTTTCGTACATTGCAATCGCTTAAATCAATCGCTATAGTGAATAAAATCAGGTTGGAGGTCGATATGAAAAATGAAGGTATAGCCAAGGCTGTCGATATTGCGGGAAGCCAGATTGCTCTGGCCAGGCGTTGCGGTCGCGCGCAGTCAACAATTTGCGACTGGCTGAATGGGAAGAAAAAAATTTCTCCTGAATTTGTTCCGTCTCTGGTTAAGGCGGTTGATGGGAAAGTCCAGGCGTATGAATTTCGTCCTGATCTACCGGAGCTTTTCCCACACCCAGGCTTAGCGCACACAGAAGATGGAGTGTACGAAGGAGATAAACAGTGAATACAACAATTTTTACCGACAAAGCATCCATGACCAGCATTGAGATTGCCGAGCTGGTAGGTAGCCGCCATGACAGTGTGAAGAGAGCAATTGAACGTATTGCTGAACGATGTGTTACCCAACTTCCACCAATGGTGGAAGTTGAGAATAAACAATCACTTAGTCCTAATAAATATACTAAGGCGTACATCTTCGAAGGCGAACAAGGCAAACGCGACAGCATCATTGTTGTCGCACAGCTTTGCCCTGAATTCACCGCTCGCCTGGTAGACCGCTGGCGCGAACTGGAAGAACAAATCCGCAGACCAATGAGCCAGATCGAAATGGTTGCTGCAATGGCGCTTGAAGCCGTTCGCCAACAAAGACGTCTTGAGCAGGTGGAAGAGAAAGTCACCCACGTTACTGAAACCGTCGAGCAAATCAAAAGAGGCACCATACGCGATGGTTATGCAGGCTATCGTCAGCTGGTGGCGAAAACGGGTATGTCAGATGCGAAATGCCGCAATCTGGTGAACGCATATCAGATCCCTACCGACACCCATGAATTTATGACACCAGATGGTTTGTTGTCGCGTCGCGCGATTGTTGCAGTAGAACCTTTCATGGCTGCTTTCCGTCACATGATGAGTGAAGCAGAACCACGAGGTACTCGCTGGTATCACCCGAAAATGGGACTGTTCCAGGCGCTGGGCTGGCAGGTGTGATTATGCTCACAGGTAACACATGCAAGTACTCAATCGCTGGTTCCGTGATGGAAGAGGGCGTCGCGTCCACGTTATACGCTGGGAGCCTGAAACACAGCGGGTTATTTACCTGCGTGATGGTTATCCGGATGAGTGCTTCAGTCCGTTGTGGCTGTTTCGTCGTGATTTTGTTGAGTGCGAAGCGCCGTAAGGCCTGTGCTGTTTACAATATTGATTTCCGGCGGTACACTTTTCTTATAGTGGCAAAATCCACTATCGGGAGTGAGACCCCGGAATTGATCGAGGCGACAAACGACGCGCCAGCGTCTTTTTTGTTGTCAGTGCCTGCGCACACCAGAATTATGGTGGGCTGGGCAGGGGAACCGAAAGGTTCGCCGGTTTCCTTGATCGCCGGTAGTCTCAACCCTGTCCAGTCCGCCACCAGCGAGATTGAGACCTCCTGTGGTGGATATTGTCATTCACCGATCAAGGAGGCTGCCATTATGGCTACGATCCCCGCACACCCATACCTCAAAATCGAGGTCGTCAACGGCAGAGCCGTTATATTCTCCCTGTATGTCGCCTGTCACTTTAAGCGCATGCATAAGAATATCGTCGATCGAATCGAATATCTCAACTGCTCACGCGAATTTCTTACCCGCAACTTTATACCTGGCACTTATCGCGCCTATGGCGATTCAGTGCGCGGTTATTACATCACCCGTGATGGTCTGATGATGCTACAGCTAGGGTTAAGTCTGCGCACCATGCGGTACTACGAGAGCTGCATTAAAGCACTACATGAGGTTGAAACCTTCCAGGGCCACTCTGCTTTCCGTCGTAATCAACGGGAGGTGCATCAATGAAGCGCCACCAGCATATTGATTCTGCAATTCCGGAACGTTACACTGTGAAGGCACCTTATAAAGCGGGTGCCGGGATTGGCGTCCTGAAATTGATTACTGAGCAAAACCGCGCTCATGCGGTTTTTTCGTACCATGAGCATTGCTACGCCCAAATTATGGTGGGGCGTACAGGGCCGACTTCGGTCGGGCCGGGTTCGGTAGTCTCCGGTAACGCCAACCCTGTACGTCTCACCACCTCTGTGATTGGCGTCCCATGTGGTGAGTTTTCTAAAAAACTGACTACCGGGGCTGTCACCATGACTACTCTCCCAACCCTCGTTCAACCTGAAATTGCCATTGTTAATGGGCAGGCTGTTACAACTTCATTGGCTGTTGCCGACTTCTTCTCCAAACGTCATGACGATGTTCTGAAAAAGATCCGTATCTTGGATTGTTCGTCAGAGTTTTGTGCCCGCAATTTTGCGGAGACATCGATTTCGCTAAATCAACCGAATGGTGGTACACGCAAACTTCCCTGCTACCAAATAACCCGCGACGGTTTTGCGTTTCTTGCTATGGGCTTCACTGGTAAACGTGCAGCCCGGTTTAAAGAGGCATACATCAATGCTTTTAACCAGATGGAGAGAAGCTTATCAGGAGCTGGCGCGGCTGACATGTCATCTGTCGCACAAAATGCCAGAGGCGTATACCTGCATTTGCGTGAAATCCATCAAATCTGGAAAAGCCAGCTTTATCCCATGCTTAAGGCCGTTGAATCTCCGCTGGCTAGCAAACTGTACGACCGTGTAGGTGATGCTGTTTTTGGGGCCGCACTTGTTGATTCCAGACTGAACGGTTCTGACAAGGAGGTGCGCCCATGATTCGCCGCGTCGTTAATTTCCTGTATCACCGATACAACCGTTGCCCCCGTGTGGGGCAGTGGTTCACCACCAGCAACGGACACGTTCTGCGGGTTTGCCTGGTTAATACAGAAAGCCAGAAGGTTGTCTGTCAGGTTCAGGGGCGTACTCATACCCTGAGTTATCCGCTGGTGGCGTTTCAGTCCGGAAAAATGTTTAAGCGTCTGGGAGGTGCCGTGTGATTTGTAAATTAACGCCTGAAAAAAAAGCGCTCAATAAGAGTTCAAGGCTGCTTTTATCTTATTTGCAAAATGCTTCAGGTGAGCAGGGTTTTGTGGAAATTTCTCTTCTGGAATTGTCCGCAGCTCTTGGCTTATGCCGTAACACAATCACAAACGCTACGGCATTACTCGAAGATCTTGGCGTTGTCACTGTTTCCAGGGGGAGAAGGAATAAAACGAAAAGTGGAAAGGAAAGTGCAGGGAAAAATATTTACAGGTTGATCCAGTCAGCGACCAATAATAAGGACTACGCCATAGTCATGCCGCGTAAGGAGGTCGTATGAGTCGTTACGCTCCTACACCGGAGGTTATGGCTATTGGTCAAATTAATATTTCCGGCAATGTCACACCGCCATCCTGGTGGAAACATATCCAGCTACCCAGTGGGCGTCCAGATGCGACTGCCATTGCGCTGCTTTCAGAGATTGTTTACTGGTATCGCCCGACAGAAGTCAGGGATGAGCATACAGGGGCTTTACTGGGATATCGCAAGCGTTTTCAGAGTGACAAGCTGCAAAGAAGCTATCAGGCGTTTGCTGAGCAGTTTGGCTTTGGGAAAAGGGAAACCGCAGATGCGCTGAAGCGTCTTCGTGATGCCGGGTTTATTACTCTGGATTTACGCACGGTGGAAATGCTCGATGGGGTGAAATGCAGCAATATTTTGTTTGTCGGGATCAACCCACAGGCAATTGCTGCCATCACCACACCTTCTTCTGTTTCGCCAGAAAGTAACAGCAATAATGCAATCAGCGATACAGCTATTACGTTAAAACGGAACACCCCCCAACGTCATAACGGAACAGGGGATACGCCGAATGTTGATACAAATACAGAGATTACTACAGAGATTACAACGGAGACTAAAAACACTATTGGCGCATCCGCTGACGCGTCTGCACCAGCGCGTTCTGCCAGACAGGAATATTCACCGGAATTTGAGCAGGCCTGGCAGGAATACCCCAAACGTGCTGGTGGTAATTCCAAGTCAGCAGCTTTCAAAGCCTGGAAAGCCCGAATCAGGGAAGATGTGACACCAGAAACCATGCTCAACGGTGTGAAACGCTATGCCGCCTGGGTGCGTGTCTCAGGAAATATCGGCACCCAGTTTGTGAAGCAGGCGTCGACGTTCTTTGGCCCCGATAGACACTTTGACGAATCCTGGCAACAGCCTGCCGTTCCCGGAGGTGGGCGGCAAAGACAGGTCGATGTTCTGTCTGGCCTTGGTGCCATGTCTGACAAATTCGGTAAATCCAGCGACAAACTGACATTCTGAGGTGACCACGATGATGGCGGCTAACCAGCGTGAAAAACAAACAAGACTACAGGCGCGAATGGATGAACTACGGTCTGAGATGGCGTTTGCGAAGTCAGGGGAAAAACCATGGCCTTATCGTTCATGCCTGATACGAGAAGGACGTGGATATTGCGAAAAACATGGCGAATATCACACGCATACTCTTGTGTGGGGTGATCGTAATGGCGAGGACAGAGAGAAAGTCTCACGTTGCCCAGATTGTCTGAGTGCTGAAATAAACGATGTGATGATGGAGTTGTCGTCCCTGAAGGCGGAAGAACTGACTGATAACGCCGGAATTGCCCTGCGTTTTCGGGACTGCGAGTTTGATAATTATCTGGAGGTTAATCCTGACGCAGCCAGAAATCTTGCGGCCTGTCGCCGTTATGCGGAGAACTGGCCGGATATGCTGGAGAACGGTACCAGTCTTGTTATGACCGGCAGTTGCGGCACCGGGAAAAATCATCTGGCGGTATCAATGACAAAACATATCATCCGCAACTATCTCGCCAGTGTTGAGATTACTGACGTGATGCGTCTTACCCGCGCGGTGAAAAACTGCTGGCGGAATGACAGTGAAAAAACAGCGGATGACGTCATTGAGCATTATGCGTCACTGGATTTGCTGATTATCGACGAAGTCGGTGTTCAGTTTGGCAGTGTGGCTGAAATGGCCATTTTGCAGGAAATCATCAATGCCCGCTACGAAAGTATCTTGCCCACCATTCTGATTAGTAACCTTTCACCGGAAGAGTTGTGGGCGTTCATCAGTCCCCGAATTGCCGACAGGATCACCGATGGCGGGCGCAACTGGTTGTCGTTTAACTGGGCCAGCTACCGTTCTCGTATCGGAGGTGTGGCCGCATGACCAGCCAGAACACCCCGGCATGGCGTAACGATGACCTGGAAGGTGCAGTGATTGGCGCGTTTTTTCTGCGTGGGGCTGATCCGGAAGTGATGGATATTCTGGCCACGCTTCCGGCGGATGTCTTTTTCGTGCGTCAGTACCGGGATATTTACACGGGGATCTGCAGACAGGCCCGTGTATCCGGCGTCATTGACCCCGTGCTGTTGTGCAATGAGATGCCGGAGCTTGCCCCGGTGATTACCGACACCGGTCGTAAAACCTGGGTGAAGTCTTCACTGGAGCACTATGTTGCAGCGCTGCGGCGAAATGCCGCACTGCGCGATGCAGAAAAAACACTGACCGAAGCATTACAGAATTTACGTGATGCGCATACCTGTGAAGCAGCCGAGGATGCCCTGAAGGATGCGCAGAACATGATGGCCACACTGTCGACAGGAAAGGGCGTCATTCAGCCGGTTCACATTGATGATGTCCTTCCGGAAGTGGTCAACCGTGTTGAATTCCGCAGTCAGGGACTGGAGAAATCCAGGGCGCTGATGACTGGTATTGATGAACTGGACGCAAAAACGGGAGGTATGGAACCAGGCGACCTGGTATTCATTGCGGCTCGTCCTTCGATAGGGAAAACCGAACTTGCGCTGGACATCATCGACAAGGTGACTGAGCAGGGGCATGGCGTGCTTCTGTTCACCATGGAGATGGCGAACATCCAGATTGGTGAACGTATGGTGTCTGCTGCCGGGGGAATGCCGGTATCCCGTCTTAAATCTGTTGCCCGTTTTGAAGATGAAGACTGGGCGCGTTTCTCTCAGGGAGTGGGACGAATGACGGGGCGTAATATCTGGATGGTGGACCAGGCAAACCTGACCATTGATGAGATATGTGCAACCACGAGGCACCACCGGATGAAACACCCGGAAACGGCGCTGGTGGTGGTCGATTACCTCGGCCTGATTAAAACCCGTAGTACCGGACGTCACGACCTTGCCGTGGGGGAAATCTCAAAGGGACTTAAAAGCCTGGCAAAATCCGGCGGTTTCCCGCTGATAGCGCTGAGCCAGCTCTCTCGCGGCGTGGAATCCAGACCCAATAAACGCCCCATGAACTCGGACCTGAAAAACTCCGGGGAAATAGAGGCGGATGCAGACATCATTCTGATGCTTTACAGGGATGAGGTGTACAACCCGGACACACAGGCGAGAGGCATAGCAGAAATCAACATCACGAAACAGCGTAATGGCACGCTGGGTACCATTTACCGGCGTTTTCATAACGGGCATTTTCTGCCTGTGGACCAGGAGAGTGCCCGGGTTCTCTCCACTCCCATGACGCCGGGCAATCCGCGCAGATACAGCAATAACCGCATGCCGGGCAGTAAAAATGGGCGTTTATTTTGAACAACAGAACAATCACTGTTTCACCGGAACAACTTCGTCGGCAGGCGCAGGAGATGCTTCGTTGTGCTGAACAGATGGAAAAAACGAGCGTGGCAAAAGATACGCTCCGCAAGCAGCTTACTCCGGCGCTTCGTGATCTGCTGCAGGCAAAACACCGCACACAAAAGGCGGTGGATGAGCTGGTGGATTGCGTGGCGGAACTGGAAGGCCAGGTAAGCCAGTTTGAAACACTGGTGAAGGAGTTTACTGCGTGATGGCTGAATTTTTTTCTCCTGTGTTCATGCAATATCGGTTGCTGAGGTGAACGTGAGAGCACTGCTGACCCCTGAAATTGCCCCGCGTATGGGGATCGTATTGTTCAGACCCGGTTCAGAGCTGATGCCCCTGTTTATGCAGGGGCGTGTTCTGCTGGAGCCTGAGCCGGAACGTTATTCATCTTTCGCCAGTGGTGCTGTTCCGGCGGCATCACAACCGCTGGCGGATGATCCTGCTGTACGGGCCGTGTTCCGCAATGAGGCAGTGATCCGTCGTGCTGGTGGCGTGGAATGTCTTGAAAGCTGGTTACTTCGTGAAAAGGGCTGTCAGTGGCCTCATTCCGACTGGCACAGCGAGAACATGACCACAATGCGACACGCTCCGGGCGCAATCCGTCTGTGCTGGCACTGCGATAACCAGTTGCGCGATCAGTTCACGGAACGGCTGGAATCAATGGCAACGGATAACTGTGCCCGCTGGGTGTTGTCTGTAGTCCGTCGGGATCTCGGTTTTGATGATAACCATGCCGTGACAATGCCGGAACTGTGCTGGTGGCTGATTCGTAATGACCTGGCGGATGCCTTACCTGAAAGCGCAGCCCGTAAGGCGCTGAGATTACCGAAACCTGTTGTGCCGTCTGTCACCCGGGAAAGTGACCTTGTGCCTTCGGTTCCTGCCACCAGCATCATCCAGGATAAAGCGAAAAAGGTGCTGGCGCTGAAAGTGGATCCGGAGTCGCCGGAGTCTTTTATGTTACGCCCAAAACGTCGCCGCTGGGTTAATGAAAAGTACACGCGCTGGGTCAAGACACAGCCGTGTGCATGTTGTGGAAAGCCTGCTGATGATCCCCACCACCTGATAGGCCACGGTCAGGGTGGAATGGGGACAAAAGCGCATGACCTCTTTGTGTTGCCTTTGTGCAGAAAACACCACGACGAACTGCATGCGGATACTGTGGCATTTGAAGAGAAGTATGGCTCCCAACTGGAGCTGATATTTCGTTTTATCGATCGCGCGCTGGCGATTGGTGTGCTGTCCTGATTTTGTGGAGAAAGTTAATGCGTGATATTCAGATGGTTCTTGAGCGCTGGGGAGCGTGGGCGGCAAGTGGTAACGCCGGGGTGGACTATTCTCCGATAGCAGCCGGATTCAAAGGTCTTTTACCATCTACAACTAAACCTCGCCCGGCCTGCAGCGATGATGACGGTCTTATTATCGAAAACTGCCTTACGCGCCTGAAGAAGAAAAAACCGGACGAGTATTCGCTGCTGGTGGCGCATTATCTGCTGCGCATATCAAAAAGGCAGATTGCCAGAACAAGAAAGAAGAGCGAAAAGGCAATACGAATTGAGATGCGGATTGCTGAAGGATTTATTGATGGATGTCTGTCGATGCTGGGTGTAAGGCTGGAGATGGACGACTGGCTGCCCAAAAAAGTAAGAAATGATTAGCGCGGTCCGCAAAAAGTATGTCAGTATGTTAAGAGTGGTTACTTTGCCACACAACTTAAACCCGCCGATGAGCGGGTTTTTTGTACTCTGATGTTGGCAGTACAGTAAACGCGCTGGTGGCGGTGAATACCTGTCTTTCAGCTTGCTGGTGTTTTCGACAAGAGTTATTGGTGTGTCACGTTAACCGGAAAAGGTAAAAAAGACATGCTGAAACAGCAGGATATGACAGAAACCGCCAGAGTGGTGTTTAATGAATTAAGCGTCACCGAACCGGCGACAGTCGGGGAGATTGCGCAGAATACTTACCTTTCACGCGAACGCTGCCAGTTAATACTGACCCAGCTTGTTATGGCGGGTCTGGCAGACTATCAGTTCGGTTGTTACAGACGCCTTCAGTCCTGAAGGCTTTTTTATTTGTGGTAAATGGGCGGCTGGTGGGTGTTAGGGGCACTCACCAGCCATCTGCTCATGCGTCTGGATCACAAGCAAACCTCAGGCCCACTGCTTTGCGCGAAAGCAGAATGAGCCTATCAGAGACAGGCTTAATGATCCATGCTTAATACTGTAAAAATATCCAGTTGTGAGTTAATCAACGCCGACTGCCTGGAATTTATCCGGTCGTTACCCGAAAATTCTGTTGATCTGATAGTCACGGACCCGCCGTACTTCAAAGTGAAGCCTGAGGGCTGGGATAACCAGTGGGCGGGTGATGAGGATTACCTGAAGTGGCTGGACCAGTGTCTGGCGCAGTTCTGGCGGGTGCTGAAACCTGCCGGAAGTCTTTACCTGTTCTGTGGCCATCGGCTGGCATCTGATATCGAAATCATGATGCGTGAACGCTTCAGTGTGCTGAACCATATTATCTGGGCAAAGCCGTCCGGACGCTGGAACGGGTGTAACAAGGAAAGCCTGCGGGCGTATTTCCCTGCAACGGAGCGCATTCTGTTCGCGGAACATTATCAGGGGCCGTATCGCCCGAAAGATGCCGGGTATGAGGCGAAGGGCAGGGCACTGAAACAGCATGTGATGGCCCCGCTGATTTCTTACTTTCGTGATGCACGTGCTGCCCTGGGGATAACGGCAAAACAGATTGCTGATGCCACAGGAAAGAAAAACATGGTGTCGCACTGGTTCAGTGCCAGTCAGTGGCAGCTGCCGAACGAAAGCGATTATCTGAAATTACAGGCGCTGTTTGCCCGGGTGGCAGAAGAGAAGCATCAGCGCGGGGAACTGGAAAAGCCCCACCACCAGCTGGTCAGCACATACAGTGAACTGAACCGGCAGTATACGGAACTGCTGAGCAAATATAAAAATTTGCGGCGGTATTTCGGTGTGACGGTGCAGGTGCCGTACACCGATGTGTGGACGCATAAACCGGTGCAGTACTATCCCGGGAAACATCCGTGCGAAAAACCGGCTGAAATGCTGCAGCAGATAATCAGCGCAAGCAGTCGTCCGGGAGACCTGGTTGCAGATTTTTTCATGGGGTCGGGTTCGACAGTGAAGGCGGCACTGGCGCTGGGACGTCGTGCAACTGGAGTTGAGCTGGAGACTGAGCGTTTTGAGCAGACGGTCAGGGAAGTTCAGGATTTAGTCAGTCAGAACGGATGATATTGCCGAATTAGTGACGTGCCGTTATTATTCAGCGTCCGGCCCTTTAGCTCAGTGGTGAGAGCGAGCGGCTCATAACCGCCAGGTCGCTGGTTCAAATCCAGCAAGGGCCACCATCACATACCGCCATTAGCTCATCGGGATAGAGCGCCAGCCTTCGAAGCTGGCTGCGCGGGGTTCGAGTCCTCGATGGCGGTCCATTATCTGCATCATGCGTTGTTAGCTCAGCCGGACAGAGCAATTGCCTTCTAAGCAATCGGTCACTGGTTTGAATCCAGTACAACGCGCCATATTTATTTACCAGGCTCGCTTTTGCGGGCCTTTTTTATATCTGCGTTACACCATTAACTAATAAATCGAGTGCTTATCAGGAGGCTATGTGAAAAAGCTGATGGTGACGATTGGTCCGTTCGAAACAGAAGTTAGTTTTCGTGTTATTCAGGGGGAGAGTGTACTTGTTGAAGATGTATTTCATGGAAAATCAACAGGTCCTTATGTAAAAGAATATCTTATCGACGCCACGGATGAAAATATTGAGGTGGTGTACGATTCCATCAATCACCCTGATTTGATCATTAAGGCAAAATTGAAGCCACTTTATTGATCTGACCGGGAGCAATCATAAAATATCTCTGGGTACCCACAAGGAGATAAATATGTTTGTTGCTGAAGGGTTAATGGAAGATAAGGACAACAAAGGATGGGTTAAAGGTTGGGCTGTGGTAAGAAGCTCGCCCTGGCATCTTGTTGGGGTTTTTGCGACAGAGGAAGACGCGGAAACGGAAGCAAGAAAGACGGGAGATAAGTACGAGGTTCACTATGGCTCGCATCGAACAGGAAGTGATGATTTTGTCTGGGGGGAGTAACGTCGTTTAACCCCAGAATAATCCCGTAACTGAGGTCGCCATTGGCGGCCTTTTTTGTATCCGCGCCACGCCCGGCGCATATCAACCACAGAGCCTTTCGGGGGTGAGCTTACGGAGTGGTCAGTGTGACTTTCTCTGTGGGCAGATCGCTCCCGGGCGTTGGCTCACCCACCCAAAGGAACGTCACGATGTTTGGTATTTTCAAAAAGAAAACCCGCAGAGCAGCAACGGAAATTAAAAAGTTTGAGAAACGCGATCTGGCACAGGCGGTGATTAATGCTGCCTACCTGGTGGCCTATGCAGATGGTGAATGTGAGGCTTCAGAGAAAGCGAAGATCGAACAGGTATTACGTAACCAGCCTGCGTTGTCCGCGTTTACGTCAGAAATTAATGCCATCAGTGCCACGATCACAGGTCAGCTTGACACCAACTTTAAAATTGGTCGTCGTGCAGCATTACGTGAGATCGAGGATGTGAAACACGATACGCGTGAAGCGGAAGATGTACTGGATGTGGCGGTGGCCATTGCTGAAGCGGATGGTGAAATTGAGCCGGAAGAGCGTAAGGTTCTGGAAGAGATCGCCGGTGTTCTTGGCCTGCGACTGGAGAACCACCTGTGACGGTAAAACTGCGTCTGGCCGCTGTGGCGCTTCTGCTGTTTCTGGTGGTGATGGTGGATTTCACCAGCAGGATCATGTCGGTGCTGGCGGATGGCGTGCTGGTGGTCGGCATTGTGGTGGTGCTTTTTCCTTTGGTGAAAAAGGACATGCCAGGTAGTTAGCCGGGTATCAGTCATGCCCAGAAAATTTTAAATGTCTCACAATTCAGACGGTTGACAGTTGTCTGTTTTGCGGGGGGTTTGTTAAAAGAAACTGGCATGGTGAATCCCCCTGTGCGGAGGGGCGACTGGTGTATTAGGTGTTATCTTTGATACCCAGGAAAGTGAACGCGCGGGTTCAGTGGCACCGGGCTGAACTCACCGGGAGGCACCCGGCACCATGCATGAACGGTACATAGCGCTACTCTCCAGCCCCTCTCCGGAGGGGCTTTCTCGTGGGCAAAAAAAAGCCCGAGTGGGTTCGGGCAAGAGCATGAGATATACATTTTTATAATCGAATAGATTTTAACCAGATTTCATAAGGCTGCGCAACTGCGTGGCCTTTTTCGTATTGCGGGCTGTAGTCTTCCTTCTGTCATTATCCTGTAACTTCCGGACTTCAGCCCGCTCCTTATCTGACTCACAACATTATCCCGGCCGGGAGGATTCATGGCATTTAAACATTACGATGTGGTCAGGGCGGCATCGCCCTCTGACCTTGCGGAACGACTGACACAAAAACTGAAGGAGGGGTGGCAGCCATTTGGCAGTCCTGTCGCCATCACGCCTTATACCCTGATGCAGGCCATTGCGGCGGAAGGGGATGTCACCACGCCGGTGGTGGTGAAACCGTCAGGTGACGGAAGCACAGTTATCAGCACCACCAGCGAACCGGAGTATTACCTTGTTGTAGTCCTGGCGGGGCAGTCAAACAGCATGGCATATGGTGAAGGTCTTCCGCTGCCGGAGACATATGACCGTCCGGACCCGCGTATTAAACAACTGGCGCGTCGCAGCACGGTGACACCGGGCGGTGCCGCCTGTGCATATAACGACATCATTCCGGCAGACCATTGTCTTCATGATGTACAGAACATGAGCGGGGTAAACCATCCAAAAGCGGACCTGTCAAAAGGGCAGTACGGTACCGTGGGGCAGGGGCTGCATATCGCCAAAAAACTGCTGCCGTTTATACCGGCGAACGTGGGCATTTTGCTGGTTCCGTGCTGCCGTGGTGCTTCGGCATTCACAACAGGTGCAGACGGCACATACAGCGAATCAGCCGGTGCGTCGGAAAATTCACTGCGCTGGGGTGTGGGTAAGCCGCTGTATCAGGATTTGGTGAGCCGGACAAAAGCCGCACTGGCGAAGAACCCGAAAAACCGCCTGCTTGCGGTGGTGTGGATGCAGGGAGAAGGTGATGCGGCAGTGGGGACGCATGCGCAGCATACGGGGCTGTTCACTGCGATGGTGAATCAGTTCAGAACGGACCTTGCCGGTCAGGCATCACAGTGCACAGGAGGCAGCGCATCAGCGGTACCGTGGATTTGCGGGGACACAACGTATTTCTGGAAGCAGCGTCATGCGGAAGGGTATGCATCCGTATACGGAGGGTATAAGGGTAAGGAGTCACAGAACATTTTCTTTGTACCGTTAATGACGGATGAGAATGGTGCGAATGTGCAGACCAATAACCCGGCAGAAGACCCGGACCTGGAAACCATCGGTTATTACGGTTCAAAGTGGCGTAATGACCAGAAGACCTGGACATCTGCGGACAGGGCCAGCCATTTCAGTTCATGGTCACGCCGCGGGATTATTTCCGACCGTCTGGCAACGGCGATTCTGACGCATGCCGGACGTGTTGCCGTCAGCACGGAGAAGCCTGCTTCTGAGCCGGAAGCGCAGCCGTCTCCGCCGTCAGGGGCAGAAACGACAGTCACCACGACAACGGGCACCACAACGCTGCTGTCTTACAGTGCCGGTGAGTCAGAAGGGAAGCTGTCAGCGCAGGGCTGGCGCTCTGGTGGCGGCAGGGCTGAAATCGTGGATGACGCCGGAGGTACGGGCGGTAAGGCGATGAAGATAACCAAGGAAACCGGTAAGTCCTCCTGGTATCTGGAGAATGATGCGGGTACGGGGGCGGAACTGCTGAAAAAAGGTGGTGTGCTCAGTTGTCGCTTTAAGGTTCCGGGCGCACTGGTGGCGAATCAGTATGTCATGGCGTTTTACTGGCCGGTGTCCTCCCTGCCGGAGGGTGTCAGCCTGGGTGGTGATGCGGGGAATAACCTGCTGGCATCATTCTATATCCAGACAGATGCAACAGACCTGAATGTGCTGTATCACAATGCGAAGGACTCGACACAGAATCAGAAGCTGGGGACGTTTGGCGCATTCGATAACGACTGGCACACGCTGGCATTCCGCTTTGCAGGAAATAACAGTCTTCAGGTGACTCCGGTTATTGATGGTAAGGATGGTGCGGCGTTCACCCTGACGCAGTCACCGGTAGGCGCTTTCCCGGCAGACAAGCTGCGTGTAACGGATATTACCAAAAATGCGACATATCCGGTGCTGATTGACAGTGTGAAGGTGGAAGTGAACAACGCGGAAGCCGGAGCGTGATAAAAAAAGCCGCCAGTAAAGAAGGAGAAGGGATGAACTGTGTCCACTGCATAAATACTGGCGGCTGGTAAAACGACCATGATGACACCGAAGTCTGCGGTGTTTTTCTACAAAAATAAGTAAATCATGTCAACTATCACGGTGAGAAACCATGACATTTCTGAACCAGTTAATGCTGTACTTCTGTACGGTGGTCTGTGTGCTGTATCTCCTTTCGGGTGGGTACAGCGCCGTGCGTTATTTCCGGCGCAGACAGGCCGACAAAAGCGCCGCTGAGAAAATCAGCGCCAGTCAGTCAGCCGGAACCAGACCTGAAGACCCGCTCATACCGGAACAACCATCTTAATAACCCCTTTCAGCGAGAAAATCCCATGTCAGAAATTAAAACCCTGGTCACTGCAGAGGCAGTGAAGGACGTCATTCGCTCTGAAGAAGTCAGAAGCGTACTGAAACAGAAACTTCGCCAGAATCTGGAGGAACGCCTCGACGCGGAAGTGGATGCCATTCTGGATGAACTGCTCGGTGCACCGGCAGAGCCACAGCCAGCCCCGGAAGGAAACACAGCAGAGAACGGTGATATTCAGCCGGAGTCACCGGTGGTTGATGTGACTGAAGCACAACCTGAACCGGGCACAATGCTGTAACGGTGAGTCAGGGCCATCAGTAAAGCGCTGCTGGCCTTTTTCATGGTTGTGAGCTTCCGTAGTGCGGGAGACGGGGTATGTACCAGATGGAAAAAATCACAACAGGTGTGTCCTACACCACGTCAGCGGTGGGAACGGGGTACTGGTTCCTGCAGTTGCTGGACAGGGTATCCCCGTCTCAGTGGGCGGCAATAGGCGTACTGGGGAGTCTGCTGTTTGGTCTGCTG